TCGTCCCACGAGAGGTCTGGGTTAGGTACGTACTTCAGGGCGTCCTCGACCGCTGCCAGAGTGCCCACAAGACCGTCATTTGAGGTTTTAAGATCCTTTTCGGCCAGAAGCGTGCTGACCAGTCTCTTACGTCTAAGATTGGGCGGTAAAGCGTTATAAGCCTCTTCAGCGGCCTCCAGCACCTGCTGACGGGTCACGATTGGCAGGGCGTTTACGGGCGTCTGGTGCGGTGCGTCGAACGGCCATGCGTAAGGCTTGTTGGTTTCCGGGTGATAGGCGTAAGCAACGAACTGCTGGCCGACCCCAAGGACTTCGATAGGGTGCAAGGAGATCTTACTGAAGGGCTCCAGTGTCCGGTACAGGTACAGGGCCTTGGGGGATTTGCCGATGCGGATGAGATCGGTCTGGCCGAGTTTGTTTTGGAACACCTCCCCGACTTTGAGGGCAACGCCTTCGTCCAATACGTCAATATCGATGGCGACGACTTCCCCTGTCAGGATGCCGATGCCGCAACCGGGCCACTTGGTCCAGATGTCGATATGGGTATTGGCAGCGTTGATTTCTGTCCAGCGCGGCAGTTCCCCCCAGACGCCTTCAAAGTAGCGCCCCGGTCGCTTAGTACCCGGCATGGTGGGAATGATTCGGTAACCGCCATCAACAAGTTTGGCGGCATAGTCTTCGATGAAGTTGTCAGACATTTTCGATTTGAACCTCGACCCGCTCTTCGCCTTCGTCGTACTGCTTGCTAGCAATAATTTGAGCAACAGCGGCGTCATCTTGCAGAACGATGCCGTTCATGGAGTCCAGTATTACCTTGATGATGTTGTCGAGATCCGGTCGAGAGGTGTGCCAGCCCGTCTTCTTCTTGCTGTTGAAGTAAGCTGTGATCGTGACCTTGACAGGCCCTTCTAGCATAGCCTTACCAAACATAGCAATCTGGAACAGCGACTTAACTTCCTGCTCGTACTTGCGAGTCTTGAAAGGCGTGTAAGCGACCATGTTGCCATTCTTGGCACGACCAAAGCGCGGCCTTCCTTTGCTGACCGGCTTGCCAACAATCACTGCATCAATCATTTGTCAACCCCGCTAATTTATGAATTTTTTGAACGATGCGCCACGGCGTAAGGCTCTTGCGGTTCAAGTAGTTTGCCAAAGTATTGCGATGAATCTTGAGCCTATTTGCCGCAGAACTAATAGTGAACCCTTGGCGATACAGCAGCAGGTACACCTTGTCCCTATCGGACATCCAGTCGTACACGTTCAATGCCACTTGCCCTTTGGTCAGCCTTTCAATTACCTTCTGCCACTTAGGCGATGGTGCTCTTGAGCCAGTCACCCAGCGGGTCACAGCTTCACGAGAACAGCCGCACATACGCGCAAACTCTGAGTGTGTCAATCCTTTCGATTCGATCCAGTCGTCAAGGGTCATTTTTCCTCCTGCCCACAGTGACATCATGCCACCCCTTGCAATCCGTCACAAGGGGGAGTATTGTTCGACTACCGGGTAAGCCGGGAACACGCTAAACACGCTAAACAAAGGAACACGCAAATGAGAACTGAACTTGAGATTGCCGAAGATCTCTTCAAGGCCAAGCAGGCTGAGAAGGAGGCTGAAGCAAAACGGATAGCGCTGGAAGAAGAACTTGTCGCAGTCCTTGGCAAGCGCGATGAGGGAAGCAAGACCCACTCAGTGGGCGACTACAAGGTGACCATCACCGGACGAGTTAACCGCAAGATTGACTGGGAAGCGTTCGACACTTTGTCGCACAAGATCCCTGAGAACTTGTGGCCGGTGAAGCGAGCCTTGGACGAGACTGGTGTCAAGTACCTTGCGAACAATGAGCCGCAACTTTACAAGATGCTTGCTCCGGCGCTGACTGTTGCACCCGCAAAAACCACTGTATCAATTGTTATGGGAGCATGAGATGGCTATTTCACTTCAAAGTTTACGCAAAACAGGCACTGCCCGACCGCCACGGATTGTGGTCTACGGCACCCACGGCATCGGTAAGTCCACTTTTGCTGCACAGGCTCCGAACCCGGTCTTTATTCAGACCGAAGAGGGCTTGGATGCGGTCAATGCAACGGCTTTCCCGGTATCGCAGTCTTTTGATGACATGATGGAATCGATTGGTTCGCTGGCCTCTGAGGATCACGACTTCAATACGGTTGTGCTCGACTCAGCGGATTGGGCGGAGCAGTTGATCCACAAGCGCGTCGCGCAGGACAACAACGTGGCTACTATTGACGCCATCGGTTACGGGCGCGGCTACAAGGCGGCAGGTGATTACTGGAAGCAATTGCTGGAAGGCTTCGATCACTTGCGCACTGTCAAGAACATGCAGGTTGTGCTGTTGGCGCATACACAGGTCAAGCGATTCGACGATCCGCTGGCTGACCCGTATGACCGCTATCAGTTGGATCTGCACCACGGCAGCGCGAGTCTCATCAGCGAATGGTGTGACATCCTGATGTTTGCTAACCAGCAATACACTACTGTCAAAAGTGATGTGGGCTTCAATCAGAAGGTCACTCGCGCAATTGGCACCGGCAGTCGTGTACTGTACACGCAGGAGCGTCCGGGCTGGCAGGCCAAGAGTCGATGGCCGCTGCCTGATATGGTTCCCCTCGACTATTCCAAGTTTGCGGATGCCTTGAGCACTGCAATGACAAACGTGATCGGAGAGTAAAATGGCTAAGTTAAATTTTGATGCAAACGCTTTTGATGGCGTTGAGGCCCCGCAAGAGAACACGCTTCTTCCGGCGGGTGAGTACACCATGCAGATTGTGCAGTCCGACTTGCGGCCTACCAAGGCTGGCACGGGTCAGTATCTGTGGCTGGAGTTTGACGTTGTGAGTGGCCCCTGCGCTCCGGGTCGAAAGTTCTGGGATCGACTCAACATTGAAAACCCGAACGATCAGGCCAAGAAGATTGGCTTGTTCCAGTTGCTGGCAATCTCTAAGGCAGTGGGCTGTGCTTTCCCGCCGCCAGACTCGCAGGAACTTCACTTCAAGCCTGTCAAGGTCGTGATTAAGCATAAGGAAAACAAGCAAGGTGCTCTGGAGACCCGTCCCAGCTATTACGGGCTGACGGAAACTCCGAAGGCGGCTCCTGCTGCTGCACCGGCTGCGGCTCCTGCTGGGGCTGCTCCGAAGCCTTGGGAACGGCATAAGAAGTAACGGCGAGGGCGCGGCATCTTGGTGTTTCCCCCCACACACCCACCGCTACACTGGGATGTCGCGTCCTCTCCTTGAGAGAAATCATGGCCAAACTACCTGAAACGCATGACCCTACTTTGCTCGCTATTGACGCTGCCCTAGAGGGTTCTCAAGAACAAAGGACTAGGAATTATCTTGGAGCCTCTTCTATTGGCGATCCGTGCGACCGCAAACTATGGTTTAACTTTCGATGGGTCAAACGCGGCCTTATTAAGGCATCGGGCCTACGACGAATCAATGATGGGCACCGGGGTGAAAAGGTGGTCGCAGACTTGCTCCGGATGGTTCCGGGGCTTGATCTTTCCACGGAAAAGGAACCCGGTGTCCAGCATTCCTTTGAGGCTTTAGGCGGTCACTTTCGCGGCAACTGCGACGGTTTGTTGATGGGTCTATTGCAAGACCCGACGACGCTGTATATGTGGGAGTGCAAGATTGCCAACGAAGCCAAGTTCAAAAAGATGGAGTCGCTGAAGCTAAAGAACCCCTCAGAGGCTTTAAAGAACTGGGACATTGTGTATTACGCGCAAGCGCAGATCTACATGCACTTCTTCAATGCCTCAAAGCATTACCTGACAGTAGGCTCCCCCGGAGTGCGTGACTTAACGAGTGCTGTAACAGAGTACGACAAGGGCGAAGCCGAGAAGTACATCGAAAAGGCAAAGCGGATCATCTTCTCGCCAAGACCGTTTTTGAAGATTAGCAATGATGCTGCATGGCACGAGTGCAAGATTTGCTCATTCCATTCCATGTGCCACGAACAGGACATGCCGAGACACAAGAGTTGTAGAACCTGTCTGCACAGTACTCCGCTGAAAGAGGGCGGCTGGAAGTGCGAACTGCATCAAAAGGACTTGGACACCGAAGCTCAAGTTAAAGGCTGCGGGAGTCACTTGTTTGTTCCCGATTTGATCCCCGGAGAACAGATAAACTCAGGGCCTAACTGGGTTGAGTACAAGATGCCCGGAGGTGCCGTATGGATCGACAAGACGACTTGAGCGAAGAAGATGTTGAGGCGACGATGCTTCTGAACAGTGACCAGATGTTTGTAATTATGAAGGCGCTGGATGTGTATGCCTACGCGCTGATCGTTTCAGAAAGCAAAAAAGAACTGCGTGAAGTTAAGAAGATTGCAGAGATCATTTTGTCTAAAATGCCGAAGCCGGAGTTAAATTCGTGATTAACCTTAGGCCATATCAAAAAGAAGCCATCGATAGCACGTTTCGATACTTTGCCGACAACGACGGCAACCCGCTGATTGTTCTGCCCACGGGGACTGGCAAATCAGTTGTGATTGCAGAGTTTTGTCGCCAGACGCTGACAGATTGGCCAGACACTAAGATTCTGGTAGTCACTCATGTTCGCGAACTGATCAAGCAGAACCACGACGAACTGAAGACGCTCTGGCCTGAAGCCCCGGCAGGAATCAACTCCGCTGGTCTTAAGAAGCGTGACTACGAGCCGCCTATCGTATTCTGTGGAATTCAGTCGGTGCATAAGAAGGCATCGAAGTTTGTGAAAGTTGATTTGGTGTTGATTGACGAGGTGCATCTGGTGCCACGCAAGACCAACACGATGTATCAGCGGTTTCTGAGCAACCTGAAGATTATGAATCCGCACATGCGGGTAATCGGGTTGACTGCGACCCCCTACCGGCTGGACTCTGGGCTGCTGCACGCGGGCAAGGAAGCACTGTTTGATGCTGTCTCTTACGAGGCAGAACTGAAGGATATGGTCGATCAGGGTTACCTTACCCGGCTGATGTCCAAGCAGCCAAAGACCAGACTAGATGTCTCAAGTGTCAGCATCCGTGGTGGCGAGTTCGTAGCCGGTGAACTGGAGCGGGCAGTGGATCGTACCGATGTCAACGAGTCGGTCGTGCGTGAGATTGTCGTGTTGGGTGCCGAGCGCAAGTCTTGGCTGATTTTCTGCGCAGGTGTTAAACACGCGACCCACATTGCCGAGATCGTCCGCCGGTACGGCGTTAGCTGCGAAACCATTTTTGGTGACACCCCGAGTGCCGAGCGTGACCGGATTGTCCGCGACTTCAAGGCAGGCAAGATCCGCGCACTGGCGTCCATGGGGGTATTAACGACGGGGTTCAATGCGCCAATCGTGGACCTGCTCGCCATACTTCGGCCTACGGAGTCAACTGGCCTGTACATACAGATCATGGGTCGAGGGATGCGTAACTCACCCGGCAAGGAAGACTGTCTGGTGCTGGACTTTGCTGGGAACATTGCACGCCATGGGCCGGTAGATCGGGTCAACCCCAAGAAGCCCCGCCAGAGCGACGGAGAAGGTGTAGCGCCGACTAAAACC